GGGTATGCCACGTTTAACGGCGTGACGGTCAGGGGGACGATATACGCAACCAGTGGGGAATTCAGAGGGACAGTTTACGCGACGGATGGAGACTTCAAAGGCAAAGTTTATGCGAACAAAATCATAGGGGACGTGGTTAATATGTTCTCCTTCCCTGGTGGAAGGTTTCAGGGAGACCCGGGCAAACAAAAAGACTTCTTTCGACAGGTTACCTGGGCGGGAGGGGTCCCGTATGACGTCACTATCGCTGTTCCGACATTTGTCGTCTGGAATGAAAGTGAAGCTTATAATGGTTCTCTGGAAGCATATATCAATATTAACGGGAGAGATATTACAGTAGTGTCTCTTGGATTTAAGCTATCGTATAACGACACCAATAGCGTCAGTCGTCAGGTTAACAGTTATGTACCCGTTACAGGCAGTCTGGATATTCCCGCAAACTCAGGCCCTGTGACTATACGTATTGGCCTTAGAGGGATTACCAGTGGGAGTACTCATATGGATATGCAGCCATCAATGGCGTTAATTACCAAAAGAAATTCCCCTAACTTCTCCGGTTATTCAGGTAATTAATTCCGGCCAGGTGGATGCTGGCGATTTAGCTTTAACGGGCTGGAAATAAAAATCCGATGTGAGTATTTCGGCTGCGCACACGTTGTTTCTTCTGAATTCAATAATCACACCCTTATAACCCAGCTCCGGCTGGGTTTTTCATTTTAAGGACATCACGAATGGCTACACTTGATGACGATTTAGCGAACGCCGTCACGGAAGGTTTTCGCCAGGCGCAGATTGATATAGTCAACCAGGACCTGATTTTATCGGGCACTGGTGACGTCACCGTTACTCTGGCAAATGGTTCGAAAAAAACGGGCCCCAGCTGGTCGAAGCTGATCACCGCCGCGAACGCGGCAGGGACCAGCGCGACCGCTGCCAAAAACAGTGAGGCGAATGCCCTGGCTTCCAAAAACGCTGCGGCAACCAGCGCAACGAACGCGGCAACGTCAGAGGGGAATGCCCTCGCTTCGAAGAACGCTGCGAAGACCTCAGAAACCAACGCGAAAACATCTGAGACGAATGCTAAAACATCAGAAAACAACGCAGGTGCCAGCGCCAGCAGCGCCGCAGCATCGCTGGCCGCCGCGCAGCAGTTGACGTCTGCACCCTATGAGGCAGCGCCGTTCCCTGACGTGTGGGCACCGCTCAACGACGATCTGCGCCTGCTTGCGGGCTCTGCGCCTTATGACAAGCTG